TTGGCATAGCTACTGTAAATGTACCTGCCGTAGATGCTACTGTTCCACCAAAACTAATTACTGCTATTGCTCTGCTACCTGCACTTGCATTATATATCATTGCACCTGCAGCTGAGATAGTAGAGTTACTAAAGCTAACATCTGCAAAGTCTACAAGAGCAGTTGTGCCACTTACAGTTATAGCTACACTTCCCAAAGTTGCACCACCACTAGAGTACCCTGTACCTGATGCTTCATCTGATGCGTCTGTTATGTTTGAATAGTTTGTGGATGTTGCGTTATATGTTCCTGATTCACCTGATTTAATTAACGCTATTTTAAGAGTGTGTCCATCAAGGTCATGTAAGCCTTGAAGTAACTCTTTTTTGAAAGTTGTTGTCATTGCAGTCGTAATTGACATGTTTACCTCATTGGGTCAGGATATTCTTCTATAAATGCAGACACTTCTAAATCGTCTGCCGCACTTGCCTGTGCCTTTATTATATCTCCTGACTCTAATATAATGTCTGCACTATCTAATCTTAAAAAGTCATCATTAGCAACTGTTTTAGTTTTAATTAAATTAAAAGTAGTAGAAGCTGATGTGTCTGTAATTGCTAATGTAATGTCTGTACTGTTTGTAGTATCAACATTACATATAAAAATCTCTTTAATTAATGCTGTTCTATTTGTAGGACAAGTATAAAGTGTAGTAAGATCAGTACTAGATAAATCTAGAAATGCGTTTATTCTTCTTTTCACCTCAACTGTCATAATAAATTCCTGTTAAAAGGAAAGGCAAGTTACCCTGCCCTTCCTATGTTAAGTGAGTTACGCTAATGTATCTCTGTCTACTTCATCGGCATTGAAACCATTTCCAGTTCCTTGACCCATGTCGCTGACATCAGCTAGTATAGCATACACTCTGATTTTACCTGCTGAGAAAGTTGCACCATCTCCTGCGAAAGTTAAATCAAGCGTGTCTGCTGTGCTAAGAACTACGTCTGCTGATGGAGTAACACTAGGAGCATATGCTCCGTCTGCCGCACCATCAATATCAAAAGCAGCAACATATTCGTTGTCGTCTGCTCCTGTACCTAGTATAGCAGTAGCGTTAGTGCCTGTGTTCATAGTTGCACTTTCTTCAACCTCAAAACCTGCTGCAATAATTTTAGTATGTGCAGGAATTGTTAAGCACTGAACTACGTCACCACCTGTACAAGAAATTGCTTGTGCAGTAAGATCAATAGTCTTTTGAATTTGATAAGGTTGTCTTCCTCTTTGAGTATTACCATGAGCTGGTAAAAGTAAAGATGTTACTGTAGCCATTATCTATTCTCCCTTATGCTATGTTGTAGATTGCAGTAGTAATACATTCTGGTCTTAGAATCTTTCTACCATACAAATGCATACCACGAACAATATCAGCGAAACTATCAGGGTCCCTGTAAGTTTCTGTCTTGTTGATTTGTTCAGCAGTAGCTATAGCAGAACTGTGTCCACCTACAATAACACCATAGTTAGATGTATTGGAAGCAGCTTGAGTTCCCGGACCAGTACCAACTGACGGCAAGTTATTTGACATGTATACTTTAAAACCATGTAAATTGTTTAGAACCATACCATTCTGAAGACCACCTGTGTTTCCACCAAAGTCTGCGTTAAACAGTCTTGAGTCTTCGTCTTTTAATAGTTCAACAAATACAGGGTCAACTACAAGCCATCTATTTGCTGAGTCAACGTTTTGTTGATCCAATTTCCTTGACATACGAGCAATCAATGTCAATGGAAAAGTTGTACCATCAGCAGGAGTTGTGTCTGTTGATCCACCTGCTCTTGGTTTAAGTAAGATACTGTTACTTGCAGAACCTGTACTACCATCACCATCGCCAAAGTCACTAGCATCTAATTTCATAGAAGCGAGTAGTTCATCACTACCTGCTGATGAAACAGCTTTAGTTCCGTTGACTGTGGTATTAGCAGTATCAGCCGCACCATGTAATGCTGACTGTTTAAATCCTGATAAATAACCTAGTACTTCTTGGTCGTATTGATCTTTCAATCTGTATGCTGCACGATCAGATGCAAGTGATTGAAAGTTAATATGCGAATGAGCTTCTTCAATATCATCAACTTTAAATGCAAAGTAATTTGCTTTGTCAATGACAAGAGAAAACTCTTCATCGTCAATGTCTTGTGGTGAAATAGTTGTACCACGAGCATAAGACTTGACTGTAATTTCAGGTTCTTTGATTACTTTAACTGTATCTCCAAAGTTTGCAATTTCACCAAAGTAGTCTGAATTAGTTATTGCTTCTACAACAGAACCCTTGCGAAATGCAAGTTGTACCTGTTTAGAATATATGATTGGCGAGAAATTACCATTAGGTAAATTTCCATGTCCTGCCACGCTAGTAAAAGCCATTATAAGTCTCCTTTTTCTTTTACTTAAACAGATGCAAAAAGTACTATACGCTCAGAGGTCTACAGCAAAAGGTGCAAACAGAGAACACGTTGCAATCGCATTCAAAGGTTGGGCTTATACTTATAGAGTTAGTCTCAATGTATTAATGTAATTTGCGAATTATATACGTAATTCCTAGGTTGCACTATGTGGGCTAGTTCATACGTTATCTGTAGTTATACCTACAAATGCTTATTTGTCAACCATTTTTTTGCTATTACCTAGCTGAACCTGATAGGTCATATACAAATTTACCACTTCTTATTGCTTCCATTACTTCGTCAGCACGTTTCTCATATTCTTGAGGGCTCATCTTTTCTACTTGAGACTCTTTTAAATAAGAAGCTGTTTCATCTGTAGTAGGTTGACTTCTCTCTGATCTAGTATCTACAGCTTTTGCTGCATCTTTTTTGTCAGATTTCTTTTTAGGTTTAATGTCCTTGTCTGCTTTATATAGATCAATTGCTCTTGCAGCTGATCTTGCATCAGAACTATTCTCATACAGTGCATCTTGTACCCACTTAGGCTGTTGGTCTGCCCACTCATGGAACTCATCACTATCTCTAATCTCACCAAAGTCAGGATGTAATCTTAACAATTCTACTTCAGCTTTTTCTTTTGATGCTTCAACTCTTAGGTCTTCATACTCTTTCATGCGACCTTCTAGCATTTCGTTTTGTTCTTTTGCTTTTTTAATAGCAATAGTTTCTACAATAGCTGCAACATCAGGATATTCTTTTGCCCAATCTTCTAGCTCTGCTTCAGTCTTGGGTAATTTAATTTCACTCTTTGTTGATGACTCTAACTGTTTCTTTACACTCTCTAACTCTTTCTTTAAGTCTTCGGTTTGTTTTTGCGTGTGTCTTCGTAGATCGCCATAACGTTTTTTAAAACTTCTTTCTTCAGCACTCGTAGGATTCTCCGTGCCTTCATCTTCCGTTTCAGGTTCTTTAGTGTCAGAATCATTTTTTTGCTCCTCTACTAATTTCTTTAATTCATCTTCGTCTTTTTTTATTTTGTCTTCTCTGCTATATGGCTTTGCCATAAATGCTTTCTTTTCTATTTTAACTTCTTTAGTCATAGCTTGTGTTTGTTCTGCCATGTTCTTCTCCTTTGTTGTTGGGGTCATAGTAGCCACTTGGGGGTGTGAGTAGCCAACAATGTGAACAGTATTAATTCACTTATCTTCTTATGCCAGTGCTTTTTTCAAATACATCATCCGTTTCTTTTATTTGTTTTTCAGTTAAACCTGATCCTTTTACTCCTTTATCTTCTTGTTGTTCTCTTCGTTTTTCTCTAAACTTATCATCGTCATCATCATTATTATTAGTAACTGGTGCTGTTGTTTTTACTGTTGGTTTTGATACACCTAAATCTTTAAGTTGTTTTTCTGTCGTTGGTTTTCTTTTAACATTATTTGTTTTTTTACTTAATGTTTCAGAAACTTTTTTGTTTTTATTGTAGGCATCAAAAGTAGAATCAACGTTGTCTTGTAGTTTTTTGTTAGATGCTTGTGCAAATCCTGTTATAATTCCTGCAGGTCCTGTTTTTATACCACCAGATTTCTCAAATCCTGTTTTTATATTTTCAAAGATGTTTCCGTATTTAGATTTTAATCCACGAGTTCCCGGCTTACCAAAAGCCGAACCTATAAATGCTGGATCAGGAGAATACACATCCCACTCTTTTCCGTTCCACATTGCTTTTACATTTCCTTTTTCTTTTAGTATATTATACTCTCTTTGGTTTTGTGTAGACCATCCTGCTGGAGCTTTACTTTGATCAACTGCTTTTCCAAACATACCCTCTCCTTCTAGATTAGCCCATGTATCAGGTTGTATTGAACTATCGCCACCTGTTAAAGGTATATCTTTTCCGGGATTAATTATCTTTCCATTAAATACTGTATAAGTTTCATCTTTATCTTCGTCTATGTTTTCAGGCTGCTCCATTGGATTTGTCATTTTAGATTCTTTAATAGCATCTGTACTAGCTTGTTCAGAACCTTTTGGTACGTATCCCGGAGGTACAGCAGGTATAGGAGTTCCACTTACCATATAAACAAGTATTTCATCTCCTGTTTTAGGATTAACATATACTACTTGTCGTATGCCTGCTCCACCCATAAATTGATTATACTTAGAAGATGGAGTTAATCCACCCTCTGCCATTTCTACTTCATTTCCGTTATCGTCTTCTGCTATAATATCTGTTTCATTAAAAGGTAAATCATCAGGTACTGTTGCTTCTTCTGAGTTACCCATTTGACCCATTGCTTCCATTTTCTTTAAACCTTGTTTAGCTTCTTGTCTCATCATCATAAGTTTTTCTAAACCTAAATAACGAACTACATCAGCAGGAAATACAAACTCTCCTTCACTTAGTTGTGCAGGTATATCATCTCTTACTTCTTCTTTGGTAGAACCTATTGGAACATCATTGCCTGATACAGGATCAACTGCACCACCCTGATCTTTTAATCCACCATCATCAAATGCTTCCATTTGTTTTTTCATTCTTTACTCCTAACACTTCTTCTCTTAAAAGTTTTAATCTTCTTAATGTACTTACAGCACCTTGTGATCTATACATTAAAATATTATGGTCACTATGTTCCATAGTTTTATGTTGTTGTTCTATAAGTATATCTAGATACTCATTTAAACTATCCAGCAGGTGTTTGTCCTGCACTAGCCCCTTGAGTCTGAGGAGCACTTGTTTGCGTTCCTTGTTCAGCATTTCCTGTAAATCCTTGTTCATTTGGTGTAGGTGCTTGACCTACTCCTATTGTTCCACCACCAGCACCAGTAGGATCATTGGGGTCTACTCCTGCTTGTGCTTGTTGAGGTGGTTGTTGCTGTTGCATTTCTTGCATCATCTTAGCTTGTAATGCAGCTTCTTCCATATTATTTGTAACTTTGTCAGGGTCTAAATCCATTGACTTAGCTATCTCTCTTATTATATATTGAAACTTAGCAAAAGGAGCAAGAACAGGATTACTAGCTGTTCCCATAAATTGCATAAGTCTTTGGCTTCTAACTTCATTAGCCATAAGACTTTCAGTTCCTCTAGCCTTAACTTCTAAATCACCACGTATATCAGGATTAAAATCAAACTGCATATTAAAACTAAACAGACTTTCACCTAAAGGTCTTAATAAATAATCATCTACGTTTTTAATTACAGCTTTTATACTAATACTTGCCGCACTCATTAACATACTTATACCTGATGCAGTTCTACCTGTACCTGATACACCTGTTTGTCCATGAGCAAAAGAAGGTAAACCAGTGCTTTCATCAGCTAGTTGTCTAGCCTTATCAAACAATTGCATATTTTCACCTGATACATTTGGAAACTTTGTACCAAAAATAGCTTGTCCCGGAGCTCCACCTTGTCTTCTAAAAACTTTTCCCGGATAGACTGATAAGTCTTGTCCCGGAACTAGGTTTGTTTCATCTACTTCTATAAGTAAGTTACCTGATAGTACGGCATTGTCAACTGCCATTCTCATAAAACCATTCATAAGAGTTTGTGTGTCATCCATATTCTCTGCAACACCTACACCAAAAAATGAATAGGGGTTTAATTCATAAGGTGCAGCCATATAAGGTATTCTTGCAGGAGTAAAAGGATTTAATACAACTCTTATGAGATTGTTTTGACATACCCAGATATTAACCTGTAGTTCATCAAAGTCGTTTAATTCTTTGGGTATGTCAATCTCGTTTTCTTCTAAAGTTTCTCTATCTATTGTTCCCCAATATTCAATTACTTCAAATCTATCTATTCTATATTCATCATTATAATCAGCAAGATCATGTTCCCAATCTTTTTGTACATAGGCTTCGCCCATCTGTATTACATTGTCTATAACTTGATCTCTAAAGAAAGGTCTTTTCTTTAAGTTACGTAGTTGTGTTCTAGATAATTTATGTCTTTCTACAACATACTGTGCTTCATCCATATTAGTTGCATCAGGATCAGGAAAAAAATCCCAAACAGATACATGGCTTACTTGAGGTACAGTCTTTACTATAGGATCATAATCGCCTTCTTCATTCCAATTAGGATAATCTTTGTCTACTGCAAATGGACCTTTCATTATACCTGTACCAAACAAAGCCATTTCAAATGCTGTACTACGCAAATGTTTAGTAGCATTAGATTCTTCTAACTGATCCATTATTTTCTTTTCCATCTTCTTTGCGGCAATCATAGCAGGGCTATAAGTTACAGATTTAGGACTAGTTCCCGGACCTTCTTTAACTTCTTGGTTAGCTAGTTTTTCTTCTAAAGGACCTAACTCTGTACCTCTGTAACCTGCAGGAAGTTCTTCGCCTGTAAACTCAGGTGGTAATGGTTGTTCTTGTTCTAGTGGATTAGGTTCTAAATCTATGTGCACACTTTCAGAAACACCTTCAGGTAGTTCGGTTGGCTCTATACTTAATGGAAATTTATTACCTGCTAACAGCACATCTGTTATTTGACCATAGGCTGCTAAGGTTTTTGTCTTTGTTAATTTTACAAATACTCTTGACTTTTCTGCTTCAGAAAATTGCACATCAGGACCGTATAAACCACGATAGTTTCTATACGCTCTTAACCATCTGTCTTCATCATTTTGTCTAGAGTCTTCTGCTTTTTGATACCTATCCATAACGTGACGAATAAGATTATTACTAGAAGCATCTTCTTCATTTGGGTTTTTTACATCCTGCAATGAAGCTATGTTTTCTTCTAGGTCTATTGTATTTTCTTCTGCCATTGTTTTCCTTAATATCCGAATGTGCTATCAGATGGTTGATAAGTAGGTTTAGGTGAATTAGGATCATAGTCAAATATACTAAACCTTGGTCTAGACATTATACCATATCTTAATGCATCATACAAGTGATCTTCTGCATTTGTATCTACATCTTCTGGATTTCTTTTGTCTAATGGGATTGCTGGTAATTGTGAAATTGTTTCAGTGCACGTACTAAAAAATACTATTCTAGGTTGCTCTGTAAATTCATCCATTTGCAATCTTCTGTGTATTTCGTTTTTACCTGATACACGACTGCCTTTACTTCTATCAGATGGTCGCCAACGACAACCTCGTTTAATCATTTGTTCAGCCAAAGAAGGACCAGTATCGCCACGATTATGCCAAAGACTAGAGTCCAAAACACCATATCTAATGTTACCATCTCCTGCTTCTACCTCCAATATCATATCTGCCAAATCCGTAGCAAGGACCTTAGAAACATATAGTTCTCTGTATACAACCAACTGTTCACTAGGCGATACAGCAAACCAAAGAACCCCTGAATACGAACCATAACCATAGTCACAAGCCCTAAACTTAACCCAATTATTAGGGATAGCAAATGGTTTAACAACGTGTATCTTCCTATCAAACTCACTAAACGCTGCACCTTCTTTAATATCCCAATCACCTTCAAGTAATTGTTTTCTTTGGTGCTCTGGTAGTGAGAGGAGCATTGCTTCATAGTCACCACTTTCTGAGAGGTATGGATTGTCAGATAATCTTGCAGGAATAAATCTCCTCTTGAATAAAGACTTTCCAGCTTTAGTATGTCCTGATGGGTATTTGAGAACTTCTCCTGTTTCAATGTCTGTTGCATCAAATGTTTCTCCAAAAGGTGCAGGGTCAATAAACATCTTCTTAACCCACTGATGTCCTATCCCACCCGGATTAGTGGTTGCTCTCATAAAGATTGGTAAGTCACTTGCTGTAGAACGTAAACGTGAACGCATATAGTTCCAAGCAAACGGACTTGACCATTGTGTTAATTCGTCAAAGCCTATCCAACTAAAGGCTAAACCTTGGTATCTCATAACGTCATTATCTCTATCAAGATATGACATCCATAGTCTAGCACCTGATGGTGCTACCCATTGCATTTTTCTTTCTGACCACTTAATCCCTTTCCAGACTTTCGGATAGAGTTCTTGCGATTTGAATATAAGTTCCCTGAGTTCTTCTGTCGTGTGTCTAAGGAGCAACCCACTAAAGGCTGGATGACCCATGTATCTGAGTGGGTCTGCCAACATTGCAAATGATTTACCCCCACCTGCTGAACCACCATATAGTACTTCCCTTTCACCTGCAGCAAGAAACTCTGTTTGAGGTCCTACGTTTGGTTTAAATATTACATTCTGTTCAGTCTCAGGAACAGATTCTATTTCTTCTAACTCTCTTATGACAGTCTTAGGCTCTGCTACTTGTTCTTTCTTCTTCAAGTTTTTTCGCGGCTTGGATCGCCTTTTCTGCATACTCTGACCAGACACGGAGAGTTCTAGCTTTGTTCTTACGTTTTTGCTCACGCTTTACTCTTTTCATTAATCCTATATGTGAGATGTATCTTTCAGTAAAAGTACTTAACCAATTAGATACTTCTCTATATGAATATTGTTTTAAATGTTGTTTTGCTTTTTCAAGTGCATCTAACTCACGAGGTATAGGTCTAAGAATGTGTGCATTCTCAGGGTCTTCTTTATATCCAAACGGAGTTGTTTTTGCTATACGTGGTATTGCTACCCATTCACTATTTTCTTTTAAATCTATTAACTCAGGTAACTTCCACTCACCAGTTGATCTACTCATCTTCCTCTACTTTTTTAGGTGGCATTAACATGACACCCCCTGAAGATTCTACTTGTATCTTCTCAGTTTTAATTAGACCTGTACGATCTAACAATTCTTTTGCCGCACTTAACTTATCTCTTGTGCCTAACTCTGTAGGTGTATCAATACCACTTACCATAGCAATAGCAGCTTTGGGTGCATTACTAGCCATGTACATTTGTGTTGCTTCTAGTATCTCTTCTTTTAATGCTTTAATTATTTCTTGGTTATTAGTTGAAGTAGAGTAACCTGCAATAATCTTTGCATCTTTAATACTGCCATTTGCATCTGCAAACAATGCATCTAAAAACTTTTGTTGTCTTTCAGTTAATTGTCTAGCCATATTATGTTTTCTTTTTAAGTTGTTTTGCAATCTTTTTTAAATTTTCTAATGCTTTTTCTGATTTAATTTCTTTAAATCTTTTATTATATGGAATATTTTTTTGTTTGCCGTTTTCTTTTTCATACTTACTTGGTGTCACTAAAGTTTTTGATTCTATTGTAATTACTTTATTTTTTGGCTTAGGTTTAGGTTTAGGAAGTGGAACTTTAACTTTAGGTGGTTTAGGCTTAGGCAGTGGAACTTTAGATTTATTATTTTTTTTATTTTTAAATGCTGATATAGCTTGATTAGTTTTTTCTGCTATCTTACTTCCTGCTATATCTAAAAATGTTCCTGCTACAAGACCGACAATACCTGCTCTTTTTAATGCTTGTCTCACAACTTTTTGACTCATAGTCGCTGTTTTAGCTCTTATTTGTGCTTTAGTAGCCCCTTCTTTTAAACCTAAAAATTCTGCAAATTTTCCTAAATTAGTTTTACTTGTATAATTTCTAGTTCCTGTATAATCTTTTTTATTAGCCATGTTTAATAAATATCCTTTCTTTGGGTTTAAAAAGCTCTTTTAAGTTTTCTATATGTTTTTTTCTTTGAGTTTGTTTATTTAACTCAAGCCTACTGCTTTCATGCGAGATATAAGTCGGTCTGCTCTGTTTGTTACCTGTTCGTACCATATTGAATCTTTCATTTGGTTTGCTGCTTCTATCCAATCTGCAACTTTAATAGCCTGTATCATTTTTTTAAACTTGGATAATCTTGGTCTACCCATATTAAACATCATGTTAGCTGTAATTAACTTAACTTCTTCAGGTAGATTACTCCAATCATTAAATACTATTTTACATTCATCTACTGTTACTTGGATGTCTTGTTCAAAAACTTCATTAACCCTGATCTCATTAATAGGTGTTCCCATCCCCATCTGGTATTCTGGGTCTTTGTCAGTAACGAGATGTCCGATACCAAACGTAGGTAAGCCAAGGTGGTCCATATATATTTCGTATTTACATCCTTCATCTATCTTTAATTCCTCTCTTAGTCTATCTACAAAAAATTCCATTAGTTGTTTCCTTTTATTTTATTATTTTCTTCCACTGATTGCACTAAAACCAAAGTATGCTCCGACCAAGCCACACATACTTATGTATTGTGTCATAAGGATACTCTCTGCTTCTGCCAACCTGTTTGGGAAAGCTAGTGTCAGTATAGTGGTAATACCCATAAGAATAATTAAAACCCATGCCATTCTCCGTTTGTTTGTTTGATATGCTACCTTATCAGGAATTAAATCTCTACTTTCGCTCATGTGCTTTCTTTAAACTTTCTTTTGCTTTTTTATCATTGTATAAATTGTCAAATGTTTTAGTTGGGTCTAGATAACTTTCGTGCTGTTCTGCCGAGTGTTTCCATTGTGATGGTGTAAAGTCAGGTGCTCCGTCTCCAGTCGCCCATAAAGCAGGACTTGTAGCACGGACTCTGTTATTAGGCAAAGCAACAAAATTACCTGTCCATTTCCCAGCATCTAATAAGTATAACACATGCGATTGTTTATGTTGAGCAGGATCATCTGCTATATCGCCATCTGTGTAGTCTACTGTAAATAAATATTTACCTTTGTAAAATTCTCCACCTATCTTGCAAAGCCAAGGGCTTGAGCTTACTCTGTCCATCACGACTACACTGTGATTTCTTGACTCACAATCCCAAGGTTGTACTAAATGATCTTCCATTGGTTCTGACCATTCATCTAGTGGTATGTCGGCTACAAGTGCTTGTATTGGCATCCTAGCCCACATAGCTCCACCATGTATATTTGTTTCAGGTCCATCTTCAAAGTCTGCTTCGCAACCTGTGAATACTAGTTGAAAGCTCAATGACCTGTCAGGTATTGTATTAACTGCAAATACCATCGCATGTAAAAACTCTCCGTGATACTGCGAATGGTTTGACGTAAACTCTTTCCGTACCCAACAATGAAAATGGGGTACGTTACTTATGAGATACGGCATTTACTTACGTCTTGCAGCCCCTACTTTACCACCTTTAGCCATGCCTTTTTTCTTCTTCATGCCCATGCCGCCATTCATCATTTTCATTTTCTTAGTTGGTGTGCCATAACCACCTTTAGCGTAGCCTTTT